CTCATCGTGGGTCAACTCAACGCCTTCAAGGGAAGGCACTTTCATGGTAGGATCTTGAGGTGGATGAGCACCGCCGACATACTTTCCAGGCATGGATAGACTGACTTTGTTCTTGATGATCTCGTTGGCCACGGGATCATTTTTTCGCGTGGAGGAATAGACAGGCGAGATCAGATCAGGCCCAAGTCCGCCACCCAACGCAATGGGTTCGCCAAAGATGTTACGAAGAGGAGGCAACTTGTCCGAAAAACCTGGAACACGTGATTGAATATTTTCAAACATCGTCCAGGCATCTCTCACTGTTGGGTCAATCGTTTGCTCAATTTGGGCGATACCTGCCGGTACGATGGATCGAGCCATCCTTTGAACGAATCCAGCGCCAGGACCGGTCGGCTCCTGTATGGCATCCATGACATTGGAAAGTCCCACCAAATAGTTTTTACTCGTGACTGAATCAGCAATCGAGACCGCCGCCACAGTCGCCATTTCGTCAAGGGTGGCATCATCGAGTTGCCCCGCCATTTCGGTAAAGGTGGCCGCGAGGCTGAAGGTCATCCCGAGGGGGTCCAATCGGTTGTAAGAATAATATCTGTTCCCAACCTTGACAGAATAGGGTTGCCATCCATCGGCCTGCATTTCTCTCCGAAGGTTCTTGTCGCGCGGTCCTTTGCCCGTGACATATCCGTTCGCAGCAAGATACGCAGCCGAGGCCATAATCATACTTCCGAGGGAGACCTTGGCCAGTGCCAAATCCCTGGAGGCACCACCTTTCTTAATCTCTTCCCTCAACATGACCAATCCAGCAGGCGAATGTTCGCCAGCATACCTTAAGATGTTGGCCGGAGTTTTCGTAAAAGGCAGAATGAGTTTACCAATGGGAAATCCCGCAGCCTTGAGTTCTCCGATCCTGGCAAATGTCTGCCCCCATGGACCAAGTTCACCCTGAAAAGTCTGATAGAATTTGAAGTTATCAGCCGCCTCCTTAATGCGAGTCGGAGGATCTTCGAGGATCTCTACGATTCTTTTTCCAAGAGAGTCGCCAGTTTTTCCCTCATTCACAGCTTGCCGTGCAGCCTGGGCATGGAGTTCCATCCGGTAATTGATCGCCTTGAAAAATTCATCAGATGCAATCAGACCTCGACCTGGCAATCTTACAAATGTACCAATGAGATCAACTGCCCTTCCGAGAGGTCCGGTCAGATCAAAATTTTTGGCAGTAATCGCTGGTTCACGAGCAATATCAAGCTTTGTTCTCTCTGCACCCTCTACCAGGGCCTTGCCTGCCAACTTGATGCCATCCATAAAACCGAGGATTCCACCATGGATCATGGCACCAACCTCGTTAAAAGAAACATTCTTGCCGCCACTCATCGCAGCAGCCATGCCCCTCTCCATGGGGGCCATCACCGTTGTGGTAAGGTTACCGAGAAAGTTTGCCAAGTGTGTTTTGGGACCGGTCAGAAGTCCATTGATCCATGCCTCAAGGATCACATCCCTCAGTCCAGCTTTGCCAACCTGTTTAAGCATCACTTTCTTCTGATCGTCGGTCAGTGTTTCAAGTCTTCGCAGAAGTTCATCGGGATCAATATTTTTTCCGTTAACGGATTTGGCCAATTCCGCAGCAGACCGAATATCCATCACCGTATCCATTCCCTCGGTCGGGATCTTTAGGGCTTCGAGTGTACGTCCGGCCTCCGCCCTTCCACCAGCAGCCTTAACTTCTAAATTTCCAGCCAACTCAAGAAGGAACGGGAGACTGTTTTTCGCGTCTTCATTTCCGTTCTTTGCCAACTTCATTGCATTCTCCAGGGCAACGAACGCAGATGTCCGAATTTCCTGAAGGGCATGTATTTCATCTCCGCGTAACGCTGTCCCAGGTTCAATAGCAAGGGCTTGGTCAACGGTCATCTTGCCTTTGGATGCTGCAATAGTTTGGGCATGAGTGATTGTGCCACGGGCCTGCTCTTCAATCGCAACACCATTGAGTTTATTAACCTCGTTCACCATTTTTTTAACGCGGTCTTCGGTGTTGATGTATTCCATGTTCACGCGCCCGTGCGTACCAGGGGCAGATGGTGTACCTTCCGCAAACTTGGTTCTGGCTTTGAGATATGGATTTTCCTCCATCACCTGGTCCACAGTCTTACCAAGTGTTGGGATCTCTGTGTCCGTGTTAATATCGTGAACCGCTTTCTGGTGATTGTTGATTCCGAACGTAACGCCGATCTTGGTGTCGTCGAAGGTTTTGGAAACATCCATCACCATCTCCTCACCGTCTTTCCAGAGACCAAGGTTATTGTCAGGACGCACCAGGAGCTTCACCTTATCAACAATATACTGTTGGAGTTTTTGAGGAGTGAAGTCTTTCAAAGGAACACGTACCTCGTTACCTTCAATAGAGGAGGAGATCCCCTTGGTAGCATGTTGATCGAGGACCAGGTTATATGTCGCGCCCCCGTTCTTAACTGCATAATCCACGAGGTCACCCATCTTCTTGGGGCTGAGACTGATAACCTTCTGAGGGCCAAGAAATTTGTATCCAAGATTCGTGCCCGTATCGATGACCGTGTAGCCACGCTCGGTGGCCAACTGATAAAGTTTTTCCTGGGCAGCAACAGTATCGCCTGGTGCATATTTGCCCTCGGTCTTAATGAGTGCCTTGGCCTCTTCGAGAAGATCTCTGGCCTCTTTAGATTTTCCCTTGAGGATTTTGCCCTGGCCCACACCGATCGCAACACCAGTCGATGGAATCACGCCTTCTTTCTTTGCGCCAACGGGGTATCCATACGACCGCTTAGTAACGTCGTACCCATTCGCAATAGCCTTGCCCTCCTCACCTCGGGCACCTTTCATTTTGTTAGGATCAAGAGTGTGGCCAATATCCTCAACGTCACTGTAATGAACGAACGGAACAGACTCTTCGGACTTATACGCATCGAGAATGGCCTGGGCCTCTTTCTCATCTTTAACGCCATAGACTTCTTTGATTCTCGAAATAGCCTGGGTGTCGGGATCATCCTTGCTCAATGCGTTGAGCAAAATGTCTTCAACACTGCCCTTGATTTTTGTTTGTTTCTGAACTGCTGTTTCGAGTTCCTGGTAGGCTTTTGGATTATTGAATCTTACGTGTTCGAGAACCTCGGCAATCCCCCTTCTGCCAAGAGTCAACACGGCCATCGTCGCAGTGGGGCCGATTACACCGGCCAACATCTGAAGATACGGGCCAGCATTCAGAGCTTTTTGAGCTATGTCCACGGATGCAGAACCAAGGAGGCCATAGCCAACGTTGCTGGCAATGCTTTTTCCAACTGTTTTGACCAGGGATTTTCCGGCCATTCGCGCAGGCGCGGTTACCCCACCGGTCACAACGTCAACCATGAGGTTGACAGGATCGAGTAATTGAGAAGGTTCCGTTAATTCTCCGCCACCCATGCCCCACTCATATTCAATCTGTTCCCTGGGCGTGCCCTTCTTGAGTTCTTCAATGATCTTCTGAGTTTGCATTTGGTCGGGGGGCAGAGGAGCGGGTTGTCCCTGTTGAACCTTCGGCTGTTGCTCGGCTCCAGGTTCTTGACCACCCTGTTCCTTCAAACGAATCTGATTGAGTAGCCTGTCTTCCTCTTCGTCCCGAGCAGTTGTTCTTTCATTGAAATAAAGTTGGTCGATTCGAGCCACGGCCTTACCCCCTTTGGGCAATAAAAAACCCCAGGCACCGGCTGGCGCTTGGGGTTGCGAATACAATCCCTACTATTTTGGTAGGAATTACCTTTTAATCGTCTTGGATGATTCCCTGGCCTTTTCGTCAGCCAGTTGATCCGCTTCCTGTTCTCGCTGGTAAATGCTCAGAAAGAGTTGTTTCTGCATTCGGTACGTCGATTGAGAAATTTTCTTATCCGCATACGCCTGATCCAGTTCGGTTAGGGTAGGGTAAGCCAGAAGTTTTTTACTGTTCTCAACCGAAAGCGTCCCTTGCTTAAACAAAACCCTTCTGTATCGAGGCAAGATGTCTTCTGTCACAGCCATGGGAGACTCACCGGCAATCACGCGCTTGCGAAATTCCTCAAGTGCCATAGTTTGCGTAGCACCGGCAACCGGATCAAATTCTTCAAGTGGCCCCCTGGTTGTCAGTCCGTGCATTAGGATCTCGTGGGCGTCAGTTTCTTGTCGCCGAGTATCCTGATCGGCCTGCTCCGTGGACCATCGTTTATAAGAGACTAATTTTTCCTTGAGGGCCTTGGCATCTTTGAGTTCCAAGCCTGTCCCTGGGTTTTTCACATGCGCTATAACGGCACGGTCGATTTCTATTTCAGTGGTCTTCGGTCTCGTGCTATAAATGTCCAGAGTCATCCTCTGAAGTAGTTCGGGGTTAGAGGGTGTCTCGATACCTTTGGCCCCTCTCTCGGCAAGAGTCCGGTGCAATTCAAGCAGGTGTTCAAATTTATCCTGGGGAATATCCCGATTGTCCTTGGCCGTATAGATCTGATCGAGGGGCACTGCACCAAGATACATATTGCCGATCATATCATTCATGTTATCATTCTGTTTCTTGATGGTTGCCTGTTCAACTTCTTTCTGGCGCTTGGCCTCGTCGATCTCTCGCTGCCGATCCATCTGATCCGCTTTATTGCGAAGAGACTCGATGTAGGACATTCGCCTGATGGGTTCGATCTCTTTGTAGTACCCTTTTTCGAGAAGCTCGGCTGCACCTCGGGGGTCTATCATTCCATGCGCTATCAAACGGGTCTCGGAAATACCTGCCATAGTCTCATGCTCAAGTTTTTGAGCAGCATCCTCGGTCAGCGTTCTCGGGACACGGGACCAAATCGTTTTTTTGATCTCTTCGAGATGTTCTACAAACGCATCGGGGTCTGATTCCATTGCGGCCTTGTTTTTATAAATGTCAATGCGTTCTTGCATGGTGGCCCGATCTCTTTCAATCAACTTTTGATCTGACCACATTCCGGCCTTAATCAAATCCCTGGGTTTGGTTCTGTCGAAATAAGCAGACAGTCTATTTTTTACTGCGCCGTTACTCGCGGCCAGAATCTTCTTACCACTGATCCGATCATAAATTTCGCCGTAACGTTTTTCGTAGGTCGCATAGTCAGGACTCAATTGTAGTTTGCGTTCTTCATCGACCAATTCCTTATCTGCTTCATTGGCCAATCGATCAGACTCCTCATTATTTGCTGCCTCTGCTTTCTGTTCAAACACATTGGCTACATGTTCCAACTGCTGACCGGCCTGGGCCAACGCACCCCCTATCGGATTCTCGGGTATGTGGCCGTATGGGATAGAAGAGGGAATACCGACCGTGGAAAGGATTTCTGGAATTTTCATGTTTCACTCCGATTAAGCAGCCGCCTTCATAGCATTAGCAGCACCGGTTAATAGAGAACTCCCCGCACCGATCATGCCTGCTGTCATAGAATTTTTGGCACCCCAACGGGACATCATGGCCTGATTTCGCCATCCCTGAGATTCCAGTTCGCCACCATAACGAATCCGTTGCGCGGAGAGTTCGGCCTGCCGTGTTGATTCGAGAGCAACAAGTAATGGAGTTCCCTCCATTTCTACGCCTGCCTTGGCATAGCCCATTCTCTGTGCCCCCAGAATACGCCGGTCCTGCTCTCGTTGCTGATCCTCTCTTATTTTGGCGGCATTGGTAGCAACCTGGGCATTATACTCTTGCATTTTGGCTTCGCCTTTTTGGGCGGCTGCCTGGGACATTCCCTGGTAAGCGGCTGCGGCGGCAGATGCAGCCATCGCAGCTATCGATATATACAGCATTGCTGTTGCTGGAACTATTGCTGCCATGTTTTACTCCCCTGTAAACAAAACGTATCGAATGTAGGTCTCACCGTTGGGGCCAAACTGATACATTTTAAATTCGGGTTTGAACCCCAGGTGTTCCACAAATTTCATCGACTGTCTGTTCCCCGCATCAACATCTGCGTGAACTCTGCGAAGATGATTCTCCGAAATGATGCTTTTAAAAATTTGTTCCATCCTAACGAACGTGGCCATTGCGCCTAATAGATGAATATCGCGGGATACCGCGCACCATGCCTCGCCCAAACCTGTCCACGGGATCACAACGCCACCGCAGGCCAGAAGTTTCCCCTGATAGAACCCTGAAAACGCCGGTCCCATTTCTTCAAAAACCCGACCCACTGCATTGGGGTCTAACCCATGTCTCATCACGTAATACTTGTCAAAAAGCGCAGTATAGTGCTCTGCCTTAAACGGTACGATCTCGGGTATCTTAGTCAGATACATTCAAATCTCCAAAAATCGCCAACAGGTTCATTGGACGAGGATAGTTTTGTTCAACCGTAACCTGTCCATATTCGTCCCATCCAATGCAAGAGATTGGAAAATCTCCAGTAAAAAGACCTGTGCCAACCCCCATGGGATCTGACGCTTTTCGCACTGGAACGGTTTCTCCGTTAATCGAACATCCAGCAGATTGATAAAGTCGAGCGTAGATCTTGTTCCACTTTTTCTTACGGCCCTGGGATGTTCCCGACTGAAGCTGAACTTCTGGCGGAAGTGTTTTTACTTTTGAATCATACTCAAGACCAACTTCAATTTTGCTCACCGGTTCACTGATAGTTACCTGTCCGGTCGCGCTGACTTCTTGATTTGGAAATACCGCGTCGTCGCCGACGATGTTCACGGTCTTGCCTGCGATGTGAGACAGTCCCGACCATACCGTACTTTTTTCATCGCCGGATTGAATCTGGCCTGTCAATCCCGCGTCGGTGTTCATGTCGGGATCTGCGTATTCAATGAACCTTACCGGACCACCGCCAACCGTTCGGCACACTTCAATCCAAACATCATCTCTCCGTTTATTAGGGTTAGGAATGACGGAAACGCTTTCAACCATCCCATTGGTTTCATGCCATGTCCACGCAATGACTTCATGCGCTCGCTCGTAGGTCATACTGTAAAGTCGGCCATTCGACATCAAGACCCAAAGCACTGAAAAAGGTTCTTGCTGATAGGCAACGGCCTTAATGCGAACATCCAGATTAGGGTAAACAGAATCAGGGATATTCAGAAGATGGTCAACGAGCAAACCCAGGTCTGGAGCCACATAAGAATCGTAATCAAATGAATAAACCAACTCTCTGAGCTTTGTTCCAGATCGTTGCACAAATAAAATTACCGGTCCAACTCGAATCGGTTTTACGTTGGCGCTGCCGTAGGTTGTCTCGGATTTTACGTCAACGTTGGTTGGTGTCAGGGGATTATCGGCACCTCCGGTCACACGCAGTTCCCCTCCAGTCGTTCCGGCCATTAATACACGAGCCGGAATGATCCATTGAATTGCATTCACCTCGTTCGAGTTGATGGTGAACTCCAGGCCGTGACTATCCAGCACCCCCATGCCAAGACACTGATAGTCTCCTGGTCGGGTCGCCCACATGCTCTGCGGACGCGAAATGGTATTGACGAAAAAGAGTCTGTCCTCAAAAAAGCAGGTCGCGGTGGGGTATCCCCTGGTAGCCGTCCAATCTGTCACTTCCAGCGTCCAGTTTGTTGTTCCAACGGGAGGGTTGGCGGCTTCCCGAAGATTGACTTTAATAATGCCCTTTGCTATAAGCGCACTCGTCCTCTTGACAATCTTGACCGTACCACCGTATATTTTTACGTACTTCCCAACATCCTCGGTGCGCCAACCATTGATGTCAAGAGTTAGGGTGACCCTGGCCCCCTTGGGACTTTTTTTGCTCGGTGTGCAAGTCGCAATGGGAGACCCCATCAAAAACCACGATCCAGCAGGAATGGGGTTCGTATCTGGAAACGCATCGAGAATATCCGCCTTCACGTGTGATCCATCCGTCACCTCGTTAATAACAGCCCTCGCTGAACCGTATTTAATCTGGCGGTCAAGATCCGCAGCCAGGAACACACTGGCACCAGCCGTGAATACGACATCATCTCCAGTGGTAGCTCCAGGGGTAAGAGTTGTGTTTAAATCAGTGTCGGCCTCCCATGTTGCCGGAGGATCGAAGACCATGGTTTCAAATGCCCAACTCATGCTCGAATAACGCATCAATTTTCTTGGGGCATAATTCGGATGAACCAGGTAGAGTACGTCCGCCGACTGTGTGTACCCAATTTGATCGAGGTCGGTTTCGTTGTACGGAGAAACGATCTCATAAGGGATGTATTCAAAACACGATACATCGTCCAGAGTACCGCCACCGTATGATGCTTGAGTAGTAAAGAATCGGACGTAAGTGAACTCACTTTGGGCCACAAATTCTATGGTGTAGACTCCGCTCTCAAACCATCGAGGAGCAAGAACATCCCCTAATCCCGAGTTCGTACTCAAAGAAATTTTGACCGCATTGACGTTGAACGTAATGCGATATGTTTTTCCCACAGTCGTCGCAATCGCCTGTTCAAGAGCGGCGATTTCAGACACCCAATTGAATTTGGCATGACCGGAATCCCATGATACAGAACTGCCTCCGGTCGATACGTCGGTCCATCCCGTCAGGTCTGAATCGAATGTTCCGTTGGCCACTAACTCTGAGCCGTTCGATACTTTCACTTGCTCATTATTAGCAAAGAACCGGACATACTGATGTCCAAATTCCAATTCATAGGCTTGGATCGCAGAAAACTCGAATGGAATCATTCGGGCTTTTTTTAATGGATATTTGGTCGAGGCAACGTAACGGAATCCACCGCGCCTTTTTGCGCCCCCCCATGGATGCACAATCACGTTCTTGAGGGTATCGGCACCATTGAAATACTTTGCAAAATCAATTCGGCCTCTGCCCTGGGGAGAGAGTTCACCCGCAGTGAAGTTTGTTTGAATATGGTGAAGGGTGGACATTTTAATACCTCACGTCAATCAAATCATTGCTGGTGTATGTCTTGGGAGTTCCCTCCATACCGTCTATCGTCTTGGCCTCTTGGATCTGTACCTGATACAGTTTCCACATTGAATCCGCGAGAACTTTGTCTCCGGTGATTGGGAAGGCCAACTTCATGGCCAAACGAGCACCAACAGCCTCAATAAAGAGAGAATCAAATTCGTTTGGATCTTCAATTCTGGCGACGTAAAGAATTTTTATCGAACCTTCGTCGGTCAGGATCTTCCGACCTTCGATCTTATATTCAATCTCGTCGTTGTCTTCAGCCTCCAGCACTCTGAGGCAATATGGATCTGTGGGTAACTGATAGACATACGTGTATCCAAACTCGGGAGTCTCAGACAATTGGGCCAACGCCGCGCGTACTTGGGCAAAGTTCCACGGATGTGCTCGGAGGACCGCATCTCGAACACCTGGGTAAAAGGCATTGCACAACATTGCCTTCTTACTTATTTCCGTTTCGCTGGTGAGACCATCATCGCCCAAGAGATAAAGGGCATTGTTATAAATTTCGATTACACTCGACATCACGTTTCTCCTTATCTAAAATCAGCCGCAGACTGAATACCGAACCAATCTGCCGTCACGCCCCTTGCATTAGCCGCCAACGCCTGAACCACGAATGCGGGGTATAATGAACCCGTCAGAGGAACAACAGAGGTTAGGATGCTGGCGCACAATGCACCATCCACATAAAATCTCCAGTACGATCCATCCAATTTAATCTCCAGGCGATAAAATGTACCGGCAGCAATGACGATACCCGTAGTCTGCTCAGCATAGGTAGAGGCATTGCGAATGAAGGCATACAAATAAGTATCAATATTAGATCGAAACGAAAAATAAATTCCTTCAGATGCGATACTTGTATTGCCAGGATTTTTCAAAAGACCGAAGCGAACCTGGGTATTTGTGATGCTTGACGACTTCAGGATACCTCCGGCGTAAATTACGTCGGAAATGTCCCATGCACCCGAAAAAATCCTTGCCACATAGTCTATGGTCGCTGCCGTTGTAACCCCGCAGGTGCCTGGGTGATCGTTTTCGGTGCCTGGAGTAATTACATCTGCGGTTTTTTGCCAACCATGATCTCCGATGTTTCCGTCAGTGGCCAACCCACCAAGAAATTCTTCAGTCCAAATGATGTTGCGCGGACCTGGAGCAACCACACCTGGAGCCACCCACTGACGATCACCCCTAAGAAATGTTGAACCGCCAGGAGTCCCTGTTCCTAATTTATTCGCAAGTACCAGAGTGCTTGCATCAAGACCTGCGTATCCACTGGCCGCATCCTTGTTTGCAGTCTGTTCATGTCCCGAGTGGGGTGCTGATGCAGCAAGATGCGTGTCAACCTGGGCGTGCGTATTGGTGCCCTTATTCAGAAGATTGACGTGATCGACCTGCTTAGAATCTACGCCATCGTGATCGTGTCCATTCGTAATGTCAAAAAGACGAGGATCGGTCAACCCATGCCTGTGATCTACCTTCGCGGGTTCAAGTTGATCCCCAGGGTGGGAATCGCTGCCGTCAATGTTCTGTGGCCAATGTTCTTCGCGCATGGATCAACTCCAAATAAAAAAATAGGGGCGGGATAAACCCGCCCCGTAGTCGTTTAGTCAACGACACCAACCAACACCACCGTCAGGATCTTGCCATCTGTTGCGTTGGCACCACCAAGGATCGCCTTGATGTCCTGTCCGCCGATGTCAAGACCGATAGAGGCCAATTTAGGAAGCTGAACTCGTCCAGCCGCCGCCATTGCCGTGGCAGCGATGATGTCATCGTAAGCAGCCGACGTATAGCCAATGGCTATCGTGCAACTCGTTGCGAGACCATCTGTTTCCATGAACCCTTCGATCAATCTGAATCCCTTCGGTGCTTTGAAGAGGTTCGCAAGGTTCGCACTTGCATAGGTCCACGTAGCCGCCACCACCTTGGCCCTCAAAACTCTCATCTTTCCATATTTCTCGGAAGGAGTGGGTAAGTTTTGAATGGTCGAAATCTCTTTCACGTAAAGATCACTGTTCTGAATAACCATAGGTCAATTCCTCCTTTTGGAATTTTGCGGAGAGAGGGGTCTCTTCTCTCCATTGCCCTTTTCCTAAAAGGCAAAAAACGGTGGAGGTCGATGACCCCCACCGGTTGATTGTTTAGTCCGTAGCGAGACAGGGAATCTCGACAACCTTCTCGTCCTCAACTCGCGTCGCTCCGATCGTCATGGCGATGTAGGGCTGCACGGCATAGGATTTGTCAGGTCGCTCGGTTACCCTTGTCTTAATGTCCGCACCGATTCCGAGGACCACTCCAGACTGTGCCCATGCAACAGCGCATCGGTACGTATTGGAAGTGATGTCCTTGAGGTTCCGGTTAGACGTGATGAACTTGAATCCCATGAAGGAATCGATGTCGCCCTTCACGAGTGCCTTGACCGTGTTGTAATCCGCCGACTTTACTTCAGTCGTGTTCAACATGGCCGTCAACATCTTGGGAGTCACAGCGATAAAAAGAGCCTCGTCGGGATCAAGGTCATTGAGGCCGAAGATTTCTTTTGCCGCCATGAGTTTCGCCAAGGTTAGAGAAGCAGATCCCTGGGCCACTTTCTGACCCGCAGGCAGATCAACCTGTGTCGATCCATCTTCTCCACCCCACGCGGGACCGGTGAATGCAGCAAAAAGTTCGTCGTCTTTTGCACGGCCCATCGAGTTTACGCCAGCGATGACGTACTCGCTGTCGGGGTTAATCAGGATTCGGATTTTGTCCTCCTGATCAATCAGGTCTGCCCACTGATAATCGAACATGGTCAGCCTGCGCCTGCTGTGAGGCGTATTAAATTGGGGTGTATCGGAGTGCCGAGAAGTTTTCTTCTGAGCAGTCACCGCGCCAATCCGATCCACGTAAGCAGCCTTTCCAACAAGACCACTTTCCACGCGAACCGCACCCTGGAGGCGAGAACCTTTTTGCTGTGCAAGATGAATCACGTTTCCGCGATACTGTTGCACAAATGCAGTGGTGATTTCTACACTCATGTTATTTTCCTCCTTGGGAAAGTTTCAAAAGTTAAATTCCCGTGCTCGGAGGATTGTCGGCCCTTGCCGGTCCCTGTTGCACAACTTAGTGGTCTTTCCGCACCGTCAAGTGGAACCTTGCGATCTCCCCACTGCTTTCAAACAAGAACACCCTCCAAATGGTGTAATAGCCAATCACACCGTCGGGAGGGTGTATCAAATTACCTGCAAATGTTTATAAGTGAAGATTATCTCGGGTACGCCGTAGCGTACAATCGAGAAACCTCCTCTGTAATCTTCTGGTGCTCAGGGTGACTCGCATTAAAATATGCGCCCTTGGTATCCCCCATGATTGTAGCGATTTTGGCCAACGCCTCTTCCCTACTGAGGATCACACCGCCCTCGCCAGTGATCTTTGATTCCAGAAATTCTTTTCCGATGTCGGCCATCCACTTAACCATAGCCGGATGGTTTCCGAGACCGCTCACTTCAAGGATCTCTTTGATCTCGGGCGGAGCAAGCTCATCAACCGCGCGAACTGCAATCGCCACGTTCTTGTCGTAGTCTTCCTTCCAATCCTCCTTGAGCGCCTTCGTGCCCTGCTCAAGGGTTGCGATTACTCTATCGCCACCTTCGATCTGCTTGCCCATATAAAAATCCATCAAGCCATTGGCCTGTTTCGGAGTTAAACCAAATTTATGAGCAACGCCAGAATATTCTTTTACAATGTTTTCGTCCCAAACCACTCCCTGTGGAAGTTTATCTGGTTTCTTAAATGCGTATTTATCAGGAGATTCCGGTCTTCCAAGTTTGCCGTGAAACGCATT